AAGAGCAGCGCCTGATTCCCATCGGCGCCCTGTGCGATGAGTTGGTCATAGGTGCTGGCGATCTGCCCCGCCAACCCCGCAAACATCTCCTGATTCAGAATGCCCGCGTTGTGCAACCCCTGGAAGGCATCATTCAGCCCTGAGACAGCCTCGAGCAGCGGGCCGGTGACGGCATCGGTCGCCAACCCGGCGAGAGCGCGAATCTGGTCGAACGCGGCGCCCCCGCCATACCCCGTCGCTTTCAATTGCTTGTCGAGCTTCTGGAGGACGGGCTCGATTTGCTGGATGGCTTGCAGCGCCGTCGCCCCTCCCTGTTGCAGCGCCTCGAACGCGCCGAACAGCGCCGCGCCAATCGCCTGCGCCGACGCCTCCGAACTGACCGTCGCGTGGGACAGGAACGCATCCAGCCCTTGCACGGCCCGCGAGGACTGTTGACTGACGAAGTCCGCAATCGCCTGCGAGTGCGTGGCGAACTGCTGGTCGAGCTTAATGATGTCGAGGAGTTGCGACGAGATGAGTTGATTCCGGCTCGTGTAGTAGTCCGCAAACGCCCCGAAGCTCTCGTTGAGCACCTTCTGCGTGTCGGCTACCGAGAAGGCCCCTTCCGAGAGGAACTGGAAGGCTTGCCGCATCTGCCCGAGAAGCGTGCCGACGTTGTCCGTCGTGATGCCGACTTCTTCGACGATGTCCCCGAGATGGAAGACCTCCGCCATCCAGCGGTTGTTCCGCATGGACGCAAACTTGGTCTTCATCGTGTCTTCGATGGACTTCGCCAGTTCGTCGCTGATGGTCACGCCCCATTCGCGCCCGAGCTCGGCGGCGGCGCGTTCCGCATCCGTCTTGATCAACTTCGCCAGCAGGGGGCCGAGGGCCGCGCCCAGGCTCTTGCCAATCGCCGCCCCGAGAGGGCCGCCCACGTAAGAGCCAATCGACTCGCCGATGGCGGAGCCGAACTCCGTGCCAAGTGCTGCTGCCGTCTGCTCGACGCTGGCCCCTTCGAGCAGCGCTTGCACTAGGATGTCGGAGACGTTCCCGAGCGCCTCCGTCATCTTCGCGTTGAACACCTCGCCGAAACTCTCGGCGGAATCCTTCGCGGCTTTCTTCGAGGCGTCTTCGAGGGCCTTGCCGAACGGGTGCATCAACGCCAGCGCCGCGGGGCGCGAGAACGTGTTTTTCAGATCCCCGCGCAACTGCGAGAGATACCCGCCGACCTTCGCGACGATATCCTGCCACTCGGGGGGAATCTCCCGGCCTGCGTCGGCGGCCGCGTGAATCGCCGCCTCGACATCGGCCAGCACGCCCTCCAAGCCTCGAATCGACAACTTGCTGAGGTCGCCGGCCTGTCGCATCGCTTCGCCGAAGACCTTCGCGGCCTTCGCGCCGTCGTCTATTTTGTCGAAGCCGCGCAAATCGCTGACGGACTTCACGAAGGCGTCCATCTCCCGGAAGGCGTCTTTGAGCGCGGCTTCCGCGCGGTCTGCCACCGTCGGCAGCTTCGACAGCACATCAGCGGTATCGAGCAGGGGAATGTTCAGCGCCGTGGACTTGGCGGCGATAGCGACCAGCGCGGGCGGGAGTTTCGCCAGGTTCGGCTCGAGCTTGACGGCGGCCTGCCCGATGGCCTCGATGGCCTCGGCGTTCAGGCGCCCGCTGGCGGTGAGGCGTTCCAACCGCACGGCCAACTGCGCGACTTCCATCGCGCGGGCCGCGCCTGTGACCTCATCGGCCCACTTCCGATAACCATCTGACACGTCCTCAAGCACGGGCGGCACCGTCGAGAGTCCCGCCGAGGCGCGTCGAGCGCCCTCCCCCAATGTCGAGAGGAAGTCGTTTGCGATTTGATTGTGGAGGTCTGATTCGAGTCCCTGTGCGACATCACGCAAATGAGTCGCACGCACTGTGAGGTCGGCAATCTCCCGGTCGTATTGCCCGAAGAGGTTCGCGCCTGGCGCTCGCCGTCCGATATCGAGCAGCGCGATGGTCACGTCCGCCGCAGCCGCAGCGGCACGATTCGCAAGAATCAAGAACCCCTGGAATGAACGCTGTGCCGTCGTCAACCCCCCGACGACGGTTCCGGCCGCCCCGGCCACGCCGATGAGCAGTTCTGCCAGCGTCTTCAGGGCAGGAGCCGAGGGACCGAGGAAGTTCGCAAGCATCGCGCGACCGGCAAGCGCCAATGCGTCAATGCTGTCGCCGAGGTCGTCGAGGTTCCCAATCGTTTCCTCGCTCAGGACCAATCCAAGCCGGTGCGCCTCGGCGGCGGCTTCGCTCAGGCCAGAACGAATCAACGGAGCCGCTTCGAGGAAACCCTTCCCCATCAAGGCCGCGCCAAGCGCCGCAAACTGCGCCTGGTCTTTGACATCCTTCAACTTGTCGCTGATGACGGTGAACTGCTGCTCCGGCGACAGCGACCGAATCTGGGTGAAGCTCAGGCCCAGGTCTTTCAACGCGCCAACGACGCCCTTGCCTCCTTCGCCGAGCCGCTTCTGGAGTTGGCCGACCGTGCCGACGACGGTATCAAGCGAGACACCGACCTTCGCCCCCGCGAAATTGAACTCCTGCAAGGCGCGCACGCTGATGCCGGTGCGCGAGGAGAGGTCGGTCAGGTTCCCGGCGAACGACAGGACACTCTTCGCGGCCTGCGTAATCGCACTGACCGAGAAGGCCCCGATGAGGAGCCCCTTCATCCCGCCGAGCGACGCCCCCACGCCCTTCGTCGCCGCCTCCACCTGATGCGTTTCCTTCTGAATCCGCACCAGGTCGGCGGGCGCCTGCTGGCCGAGCGCGTGATACTTGGCGATGGCTTCGGTGACGGTGGCATTCAGCTTCCGCTGCTCCGCCGCCGTGAGCTTCGTCACGCCCCCGATGCTTTCGACCGCCGTCGCAGCCAAGCGCGCTTGCCGCTGGATTTCGACCCCGCTGAAGCCTCGCGCCATGCGCTCGAGCTGCGCCTGCACGCCTTTCCCCGACACCTCGAACGACTTCAGCCCCGCCTTTGCATTGGCGAGGGCTTCATTCCATTTCGTGAAGTCGGCGGTGAAGGTGGCGACCGCAGCCATGTCAGCCGATCTGCCGCGCGCGGGCGAGCACGGCCTCGGCGCGGGCCATCATCTCCGCGCGGGTGCGCGCGGCCGTGCGCTCGAAGAAGTCCCGGTCGCCGACCGGCATCCGGCCCCGCTTCGCGTTCTTGCGGGTCGGGTCGGTTCTGGCTTTCGTGCCGTTCTGCCAGATGTAGGCGAGATGCGGGCCGATGACTTTCCTGACCGGGAGCCGAGCGTCCTGACTTTGCCTCGTGCGAATGAAGATGTCGTCCTTCATGTGAGGGACCGACGCATCCCGGTGATGCGCGCCCACGGGATACCGGGCCTTCAGCGTGTCAGCCATGCCCTGCGCTGCGGCGGGAATCAGCGACCCGACCTCACGCTTGATGTCGTCGGACGTGCGGTCCAGCGCCGACGCGATGCCCGCCGTCGAGAACTCACTCACGGGAGGCTCCGTGCCGCTTGGCGTCCAAGACCGCATCCATGTCTACCGCCCCTTCTCCGTCGTCGCGGGCTTGTGCGTTAATCCACTCGACCAGCGCGTCATACACGTCCGCATCCAGTCGGTCGATATCCTCGAGCCGCCAGTGCATGTAGCGGCAGATGGCAAAGTCGCTCGTTAGGCGGTCCCGCCATCTGCCGTCGCGTTTTTTGCCTGCTCCTCCTCGGCCCGATGCGCCGCCTCGAACGCTTCGAGGGCCTTCGAGATGCGCCCGAACACGTCCTCGTCCAAGTCCTCGATGGCCGCCACGCGGTCCTTGAACGTCGTCGGCCAGGGCAAGGGCAGCGACCACGCGCCAATCCGCACCGCTGCCGACGCAATCTGATGCTTGACGACATTGAACCGATACGTCAGGCCATCGGTCGCCATGCCGTCCACCGAGTGCGTGTGAATGTCGCGCCGGTCCCGCACCTTCAGATGCGAGCGCACGTCAATCCATTCCGTGTCCGAGACGATGAGCCGTTCCATCACGCTGCTACCCTTCATGGCGCAGAGGGCTGGCGGAATTGCCGCCGAGTGCGCCGCCGCTGCTGCCTGCCGCCCGCGCGGCACGCGAAGATGTGACCGCGCGGGCATCAGGGCCGTCCGTTACGCGAGGCTCGCTTCCCAGGCCCCGTTGGCCGAGAACGACCCGCTCACCTTCACCGCATCGTTCACGCTGCCCGTCACGGTCAGGTCCAGCCAGGACGGCCCCTGGAAATAGACCGTCGGCAGGTCCGTGCTCGGCGTGATTTTGATCCAGACGCCATCGGTGTCGTCGCCCGCGTTGAACAGCGTGGCGATGGTCGCCGAATCGAAGAACCCGGAGAACGACCCCGAGCAGTCCTTCAGGCCCACGAGATACGTCTTGTTCGTGTCCTGAAAACTCGTCACGTCGATCTTGTCGCGCGAGAACGAGAGCGACCACTCGCTCAACGACGCGACCGCCGTGTAGTCGAGGGTGTCCGGGGAGCCCGCCGGGGAGATGGCTGCCGCAATGGCAATCTCACCCTTTCGTCCGTGGTACTTCATGACCGCTTCTCCTCTATCGAAGTGGCCAGGGAGGCGTTCACGGGGGCGAGGTGCGAAGCACGAGGCGTCCCATTGCGAGCCTGGTCCGAATCTGGCGGTTCACTGAACCGCAGCCATCTGGCGAGCGCTCTCGCCAGTCCTTTTGCCAGCCGCCGCACCTGGGCATCGGGCGGATTGTCCGACACCGCATGGCGCAACAGCACCAGCAACTGCTCATACGCGGCGCGCGTCACTGCACCGTCACCCGCACGCTGACCGTGCGCTGAAACCACAGCACGCCGTTCAGGTCCGTGGGGAGCGTGGACGTGTTCCGCACAAACTCCGTCACCTGCCACGTCGGGAGCGCCGTCACCGTCCACGAGGCCGGGTCCGTCAGCACCGTCATGACCTGGCCGGCGAGCGCGTCCACTTGCTCGGTGCCGCGATAGACCGAGACGCATTGCACCAGCACGTCACACTGCCGCCCGCCGCTGTCCCCGCCATCCGTGCCGAAGGTGCCGACCATCTCCTCGAAGGACGGCGCCCAGGGCATCTCATCGCCGCCGAGCACGACGAGATATGGCGGGTCGGTGCCCTGCGGGACATGGGTGTAGACCTTCGGGCCGCCGAGCAGCGTGCTCAACGCCGCAT